CCGTAGGTCATGCCGCTCTTCTGAATGGTTATGCTCTTGCCGTAGGACGATGTTCTGTCTCCCTTCACGAACGTGTCGCCGCCGGGCAGTCTGTAAAACCATTCGAAGTCGCCCGGCATATAGTTGGCTGTCACATCCACTCCGGCAAGCACCACCGTTGCAGTCAGCGTTATCGCCGTATCCGAGAACGAAGTCCTTATGTTCAGTCCTTCGTGGAACTTGCCGTCCACTTCCATCTTGGAGTACACGGAGCTCGCTTCGGCCTTTAGTGAAATAGCCTGTGCGTTCTGCGCTATCGTGGTCTCTGCCGTTGTCAGTCTCGTTGTAACAAGGTCGAGGTCAGTTTGCGCTGCCTTCAGCTGTATCTCGCTCTCGTTCTGGGATATCCTCGTCTCAGCTGCCGACAACCGGTCGCTGATGTTGTCAAGGTCGCCGTCAGATATCTGTATCCAGGCATATCTTGCCTCAGCGAATCCACCGATAAGGTCATATCCCTCTTCGTCCTGCAGATTGACACCGTTCTCGTCCTGCAGCGCTTCTTCTGTACTGAGCGACCAACGGTAACTCTTGCCCGAGTCCGTGTCATAGTAAACATCACGAAGATGCTGCCGCTTGAGATTGTCCGTAGTCCATTCGACTGCCGGCTCGTTTGTTAATGTCGGAACACCGGCAAGGAAGTACGTGCCTATCGACTCAATAGCATCAAGTATGTTCTGCCCTGTCGACAGAATAAATTCGTCAGCCTTGATCTGCAGTTTTGAGCCGTTCCACTTAAGGTAGTTATTCTCACCGGCATCAGCGTATGAGAATGTCCCGTTTCTGAGGTTTATCCATCCGCCCGAGCCTATAAGGTTCTGAGTGGTTATCTTGTCGGCTGTAATCGCCTCGGCTACGATCTTGTCTGCTGTTATGGTGTAATCTTCGAGCACATCGGCATCTATCTTCTCGTAGGAAGGAGTGCCGGTAGTAGGATCCACATGGACCATGTACTTGTGGATTATCGTCGGATCCTGCTGATCAGGCACGGAGACTATCAGCCGTTCAACATCGAGCGTGCCGGTCTTTATCTTGCTGGCATTGACCTGCACGGCATCAAGCTCAAATATCGTGCCCTCGTGAGAGATAAGCCCGGACTGCACCATGATTGTGTCTACCCACTCGGAATTGATGATCGCCTGGTCAATATTCGCGAGATTCGCCTGTGCATAATCAACGTTGAGGTCGATGACATTCGCGTGGTTGATCGTGGCATTGTCGATGACACCGTTACTGATCGTGGCATAGTGCGCATTGAGATCCTCGACGTCGGCATAGCCTATCTTGGCATTATCTATCACGCCATTAGAGATATGCGCATAATTCGCATCAAGGTCATCAATGACCGCATGATCAGCCGCAAGGTTCTCCACGGTGATGTTCTTTGATGTCAGATCGCCGATGTAAGCAGAGGCCGCATTGATACTGTTGACCGTTACGTTCTGCCCAATCAGCTGATTGACATAGTCCACAGAAGGCGCAACAGTATCGACTCCTGCAGACGGGTTGCTGTAATTGCCGCCTATATAGAGCTTGTTATTCCTCCAGCTGACAGTTACATCATCGCCTCGCTTTACCTCTGTTGAGGTAGAGGCTGTCGGAGTTTCCTTATCAGATCCGGCAAGGATTACCCACACGACACCCTCTCTGTCGATATGCGAAACGACAGCGCTGTAGGTGTTGCTCTTCTGTTTCTCATCGCCCGGAGACAGAGCGCCAACAAGTTCCCTTATTGCGTTTTCTTCTACCATAGCCTCGTCTCCTCCACTACCTTCTCACTAACCATGATGCCGTGGCTGCAGTCGATGCTCTGTGACTCGACACGCAGATCTCCACTCAGCCCCGTCAACGATGCCCTGATCAGCGAATACAGGAGCACCGGCGGAGCATACTCGCGCTTGTACGAGTATTCTGTCCTGAGTACGGATGCCTCTGACAGCTTGCGTCTTGCATACTCTCCAAGAGTCTCGCCATTTATCGGAGTTGGTGAAGTGTCCACTTCATCGACAAAATAGCCCCGCTTCACCGTGGAAACAGGGCTTTCATTATCATCGTTCACGGCAAGCGTTTTGTTGTTGCCGTCTATTACTATGTATCTGTTCGGGATATCCGAGATATCGGAGGTGTATTCGATGCCGTTGAGCACTATGCCTTCGGCTGCACTGTCCAAAACGAGCGCCGGCTCCGTTGGTCGTGGCCTTATGTGCACCACTCCTCTACCGTCTATCTGAATCACGTAACCTCCGTCCGGGCCCGCTTCAAGCACGGCCCACGCCGCATCGAGTATGTACGTGCCCGGCTCGTGGACGATATGCTCATTGAGTGTGAAGCCGCCCTCCACCTCAACAGGTGCGTTGATGGCTGACTCAAGCAGCTCCTTCGCATACTTCACGCCATCCACTCCCGCAGGAGCATATCCGCCCGTCATTACAGCAGTGGTCGATGCCGGATAAAGCACCGAGTAGCCTTTTGCCTTGTTTTTGACTGTGCCGTAATTGTGCTCGCCGTTGCTTATCTCGAACAGCAGCGTTGCCACATTCTCACGGACTACCTCACCGCCCTGCGTTGCAGTCATGACGATTCGATAGTAGTCAGTCTCGAAAGCACCGGTCACTTCCATGTCGCCCGATTCGAGCAGACTGCCGTCAGCTGTACGGGTGATGCTTGCGCTGTCTACACCCTCAAGTTTCTGACCGTCTGCCCATGTTTCTCGGTTGACCCTGAATACCCGCCATTCTGATGTATAGGATCTCGCCCAATTCATCTATCACTCCTCCAATTCAAACGGGATCGGAAGCATAAACTCTCTTGTAAGTCCGACCTGTGTCGCATCGAAGCTGACCGCAACGAGTTTCTTGTTGCTCGATGACATATCAGACACCTGTACGTTCGCCTCATAAGCGCAGCCGTTCGGAGTCCTTACAAATATCGCACCCGGATACCTCGCAAGCTTCCTGACCGCTTCTATCTCCATATCCTGATAGAGCGGTACTACATCGGTCTTGAGCGAAGCCGTTCTTGTGATATTCGGATTCCAGTATGCGTCCGAGCTTCCGTCGAGATGCTGTCTGATGTCCGTATCCTTTTCGTATGAGTCTCCGATAGCGAGATTGTAAGGCAGTTCAAGCGAGCCGCCATTCCAATCGAATCGGAGCGAGTCACAAGGGAATGTGTACTCGACATCATCAAACTCGACATCGCCGTCTATAGTTCTAAGCGCGATCCTGTAGAACAGCTCTACGTCTGTGCCGAATGGTGCGTACTCGTCCACGGTCGTGAACTCAAGCGGGAAGCCCTCGCCTATCAGCCTCACATCGTCGCCGTCCATTCTGTATATGTCATACACATCTGTCGAAGCAGAGCCAGCAGGAGCCGTGAGCGTTATCTCTACCGCTCTGGTCCTTGCTCCGTCCTCGTCGACTGTGTCATGTACAGTCAGCGTTGTGGCATCCTCCGGGCTCACCGCCGGATTCGCCCAGGCTACAGAAAAGTCCGCTTTTCTTTCAGGTGATCTCAGCCCAGATTTTCTGTCCACCGCTACAACTGAGAGCGTATAGTGTCCGAGATCCCACAGATCAAGACCGCCCGGAAGCGTTATCGTCGCTGTGAAGTTGTTGCCCGATGCCGTCCATGTCGGCTTATATACATCGCTGTGGATCGTGTCGCCTGCAGTCTGCCTCAGTACGCCCTGAGGGAACTGACCAACTGCGCCCTTGCTCGTCAGGATCACGATGAGATCGCACAGACTCGAAGCTGTTGCCGTAAACGTCACAGGCTGAGCTGTAAGTGAAGCCGCCCTGCTGATGGACAGTGTCGGCGGCTGCATTATCGTTACTTTCTGCGGTTCACTCGGAACCAAGCCGCTTCCGGTCGACGCCTGCACCGTGAACGTGACTGTTCCATTCGTTGCGAATGCCGCAAGCCTTTCGGCGCTTATCTGTGTGGCTCCGATGCTTCCCTCTCCGTCAGCGATAGGTCTGTTATCCGACGATACCACCTGCCACTTAGTCTGCAGGCCGTTGCCGGAAAGTGTCCACCTGATCGGTAGCGAGCCGTTTGCGTTAACGTATCTGTCGCATACCGCTACGATAGCCTCCGGTGTATCTGTGATGAGAACTGTCTCCGGATCCGAATAAGCCGAGTAGGTGGTCGTATCCGTGTCGAGGTAGCGTCTCGCCCTAACGAAGTATTTCGTTCCTTCGGCGAGGCCCTTGATAGTTATCTTGGCGCTGTCCTGATATGTTACTCCGTC